CAGCAAACGAAAGAGCAAAACTCGGAGAAGGCGCTGCTAAAGGCGACAAGACCGATGTTGCTGCAATGTATGCACTAACTGTTATTGCAACCGTTTATGACCCTGAAACTGGTCTGCCAGTCTTTACAACACAGGACAAAGAAGCCATCCTTTCTAAGAATGGTGCAGTTATCGAACGCCTTGCAACCAAGGCTCTCGGCAACTCAGGTCTGTCTGAGAAGGCGGTAGACGAAGCACAAGCACGATTTCCTGAAGAATCCTGAGCGTAGGTTTCTTTTCGAACTTGCTGAAGAATTAGGTCGGACGGTGGGCGAACTTCTACACGGGAGTCCAGCCCACCGCCCCCTATCTAGTATGGAATTAACCGAATGGTCTGCTCTTTATATCCTAAGAGGGAAAGAGCGGGAAAAAGCGGAAAGAAAGGCTAAGGCAAGAAGATAATGGCTGAAGTTCCGCAGATGGAGATGCGGGCGCGAGTTAGCGCCGATACCGCACAATTTACCCGAGGGATGCAACAAGCGTCTCAGGCTGTTGAAGGCTTCTCAAAAACAACGGGTCGTTTGAACTCAGCCATGATTGGCTTGGGTGTTGTTGCTGGTGGTGCTGGCGCTGCAATGATTGCTTTTGGTATCAAATCATTTAATGCTGCTGCTCGCGTAGATGAGTTGAATTACGCCTTGGATGCTATTGGTAAATCTACAGGTTTAGGCGGACAAGCCCTTGCAGATGAAGCCGCTGAAGTTAAAGGCATGGGTATCGAAATGGAGATTGCCCAAAAAGCCGTATTAAAGTTTGCTCAGAATAATCTTGAGTTGGGTAAAGCATCTGACATTGCTCGTATTGCTCAGGACTTAGCAATTATCTCGGGTGAAAACTCAACCGATACATTTAACAAATTGACTCACGCTGTTATTACAGGACGAAGTGAAGTTCTCAAATCAGTTGGTATTCAAGAAAACGCTGGTCAGATGTATGCAAAGTTTGCAAAGAGTATCGGCAAGACAACAAAAGAATTAAGTTATCAAGAAAAACAACAGGCTGTCCTTGCAGGTGTAATGAAAGAAGGTACCAAGGTTTTTGGTACTTACGAGGCAGCGATGAAGTCTCCTGGTAAGACTCTTCGTTCGTTTCAGCGTTTACATAATGAGTTGCAGGTAGCCATGGGTGATGTATTGCTCAAAGCCTTTGGACCTCTTATCTTGGCTGCGTACGACCTTGAGAAAGCAATTACAAAAGCAGTTGAAAAAAATGCAACGCTGCAAGTAATTCTTCGTGCTTTACGAGAAGTATTTGTGAAACTTACACAACCACTCACAGATTTCATAAAAAGGATTACAGATGCCGTTAAGGGCATGGACATCATGTATACGAGTGCTGAAAACGCCTCAAAGGGTATAAAGAAAGTTATACCTGATACTAGAGCGCTTGCAGAGAAGTTTGAGATGTTATTACCTCCAATTGCCGCGGCAACTGCTGGACTTGCTACCTTCGCTGGAAGAGGGTTGCTACAAAATCTCCCTATCATTGGCAATGTACTTTCTAAGTTAAAAGTATTCCCAGTCATGATGGTTGTACTGGCTTTGACTTCAACTCAAGTTCGTAAGGCTTTAGTAAATCTTTTCACAGCCTTCAAGCCATTGGTTCCAGTTATTGTTCAACTTGGTAAAGTAATGGGAACTGTGAGCGCTGTTGGAGTTATGGTTCTTGCAAAAGCCATCAATATCTTGGCAGCGATTGTTCGTGGAATAATTGGTTTTGTTCAAAGAAACATAGAAGTTTTTAAGACTTTAGGGTTAGTCGTTGCTGGAGTTGCCCTTGCCTATGGTGGTTATCGATTAGCAATCTTGCTTGCGATGGGCGCTCAAATTGCTTACTCAGCCGTAATGGGGGCAGCAGCCTTTGTTACTGGTTTGCTTACTAAGGCAATAGCAATCATGAACGCAACTATGGCACTCAATCCAATTCCTTTAATTATCGGCTTAGTAATTGCGTTGATGGCAGCCTTTGGTTATCTGATGGCAACAAATGAGGATTTTGCAGCAGTTGTTAAAAAAGTCTTTAACTTTGTCATTAAAGTAATTATTTATGCCGTTTCCTCGATAGTTACTGCCTTTGGCATGTGGATTCAAGGTATCGCCTTCTTGATTAGAGTCTTTAGTTTCTTCGTTGAGGCGGTTGTAAAAGTATTTGAGGTTGTACTCGACATAATCCTTACTGTCATTGTTTCAGCCCTCAAAGGCTTCAGGAACTTGATTGATGGATTTGTGTCCCTCATGGAGACTCAAGGCATTTTTTATGATGTTGTTAAGGCTATATTTAATTCTGTAATCAGAATCATCACTCTTGTTATCGGTGGGATTATCAACACCTTTGCCCGTTTGGTTGGAGGAGTTGCTGATTTACTTGGAGTATTTAACTTCCTCTTCAAAGGCGCAAGGTCAATCTTCCTTTCTATTTTAGATGCTATTTCAGGAGTCGGTAACGGCATCTTTAAGATACTTGAAAATGTAGCCAAGGGCATTGGAACATTTCTTGGGGATGTATTCGATGCTGTAACAGGTTGGGTTCGAAACTTGTTAAGCATCTTCAAAAAGATTCCTGGCATCGGACCATTGGTTGCTAACGCTCTCAATGCTGGACTGGATGCAACAAAAAGTGCTATTACAGGAATTGCAAGTTTGGGCGTAGACCTAGGTAAATCTGTTTTCACAGGTGTTGTCAATGGGGTTAAAACAGCCGTCAATGGGATTTCTAACATTGGAACCAGTACCGAAAAGACTTTGCGTGGAGTTGAATCCACATTGTCTAAATTCTCTGCAAAAGTAGTTGAATTTGGTCAAAAAGACAATGGCGCCAAAATGATTGAGTTATTAGTCAAGGGCGCCAAGGGTGCATCAAAGGGACTCACAGTTGTAATTGATGCAATGCAAAAAGTAATAGATGCACCTCTGTCTACGACTGTTGGCGATTTTATTGATGGCATTGCTGGCAAGGTTGATAAAGCAGGAGAAATGGTTTTGGGTCTTGCAGTAACGATGCAAGAGTTTGCAGACAAAACAGATTTTGCTGGGATTGTTGGCGACAAAATTGGTGACTTCATTGCAAAAATTAAAGAAAGCCTCAAAGAAGGTCTTGGCTTTGGAGACATCTTGGCTGACGAAAAAAAGAAGTATTCAGAGGCAACTGGTGTAATTACGCCTGACACAGAAACGGACGCTGAGAAGTCAGCAAAGCGTATTAAAACTATCCGCGACGCAATGCAAGCAGGTATTGACTCTATTAAGGGCGTTCTTGATGACTTACAGCAAGCGGCTAAGGATTTTGCAGACAGCCTCAAAGACACAATCGTAGGTTTTGCAGGTCTCAAGAGCATTGAGTTGCCTGATGGATTCATCCCAAAGGCTAAGTCCCTGATTGATAATATGTCTAAAAGACTCGACAAGAGCAAGCAGTTCGCAGGTCAAATTGCTCAATTGCAGTCAATGGGCTTGGACTCAGATGCGTTAAAAGCAATTATTGAGGAAGGTCCTATCAAGGGAGCGCAACTGGCTGCGTCGATTCTTGGTGGCGGTCAATCAGCAATTGATGAAGTCAGTCGTTTGCAAAAAGAAATCCAGTTCACAGGGGCAGTAATTGGTGCCTATGGAAGCGAAGTTGCTTTTAGCGATAAAATTGCTGAAGCAACAAACACTCTTCGTTCTCTTGAATATGGTCAAATGAGAACTGGTACCGCTGGAAATAATGTGTTTATTGAGCAGGGAGCGTTCCAAGTGACGATTGATACTTCTAAGGCTACAAATGAAGAAGAAAGAGCAGACATCATTACAAAGCGAATTGAAGAAACCTTCGCAATCCTAGCCCGTCAGTTAGCGAGTAAATAATGGCTACTACAGTATTAAGACCTAACGCTAACTGGAATAACGATTCTCTTTTTACTATCTCAGGAGGCTCGGGGTCAGTACACGCTGCTCTTGCTGATGACAGCGATTCAACTTTTATTACACGCACAAGTAATACAGTTCCAGCATCTTACGAGGGCGAGTTTGGTACAACAACGCTTGCGGCGACTGAGAAAGTAACTTCTGTAAACCTACGAGCAAGAATCGTGGTTGGAACAGCGGGTAATGCTCAGTTCAGTCTTGGCGTAATTACAGACCGTAACGGAAGAACTGTTTATTACTCAGTTCCAATAACCAAACAAAATACTTTGGCTTTGTCCACAGTTGATTTTGCGTTAAACATGACAAGCGCTCCTAACGGCGCAGCGTGGACTCAGACCCTCATTGATAACTTAGTATTTAAGTTCACAGATAATGCAACAGCAACGGCTGATAAAACTAGCGTTTATGAAGTTTATGTCGATGTTGTTACTACATCGCAACCAACAGTAACAGTCACCGCTCCTTCAGGCTCAATCACAACAACTTCATTTCCATCGGTTGTTTGGACATATACTGATACAGAAGGTGACGCGCAATCTGCTTATGAAGTAAAGATTTTTGATTCAACTACTTACAGCGCAAGTGGTTTTAGTCCCGACACTTCAACACCCGCAGTTGAAACTGGCATTGTTGCCTCTAGTAACAATGGACAAACTCTTGAGGCTGACTTAGCCAACAGTACGACTTATCGTGCTTATGTTCGAGTTGCTCAATTAGTAAACGGTGTAAATTATTTCAGCGAATGGGCGTTTTCGTCATTTAGTTTAGCCGTAGATGCACCAGCCAATCCAACGGTATCGGCATTTTTTGTAGCCGATACTGGCGCTGTCACCATCACTCTTTTTGGTCGTACGAATGTTCTCAGCGCTAATCAAGCATCTTTAGAAACAAATGGTGACGGCTGGGTGGCTTTAACAAATTGCTCAGTTGCTCGTTCAACATCTCAAGCATCTAATGGCTCGGCTTCATTAGCCGTAACTGCAACTGCATCAGGGGACGCTGTTGCAACTACAACAACTGCAACTGCTTTTACCGTTACCCCATCTACCGAGTTTTCTGCTACTGCTGAGTTCAGAGCCAATACAACTGCTCGCTCAACAGCCGTAGGAATTGTGTGGAGAAACTCAGCAGGGACAACAATTTCAACAGCCTATGGAACGGCAGAAACAGATTCATCGAGTGCATGGAATCAATGCACGGTTACAGCAACCGCACCTGCTACCGCGGCAACTGCCTTGGTTGCAGTCAAAGTTATCTCTGCTGGAACAAGTGAAGTTCATTATGTAGACAAGATTGCTTTTCATGCTGGAGATGAACCGTTTTGGACTCGAGGCGGATTTAGCACATTCTCTTTTGATGTTGAGCGCTCCGATGATTCAGGAACAACTTACACAGCAATCCGTAACAGCCCTGTAAGTGCAAACACTTCTCAAATTGCAACACTCAATGACTTTGAAGTTCCTTTAGACAAGACAGTTACTTATCGTGCGAAAGCGAGGGCTGAAATCTAATGGCTGTTTTATCATCAGGCTATACAGTTACAGAGCCAATTCAAATTGTTAATCCTGCCGTGTGGTCATTTACCGCTGTTCAAAGCCCAACGACCCGAGTTACTGAACTACGGGTTCAACAACCCCTCAATTCATCCATTGTTGAGTCGTATGGAGTTTTCAAACCTTTAGGTGCTTCTAAAAGTATTGTAGTTGCTACAAGTATTTATGGAATTGATGGCTCTTATGAGTTCACCACTCAAGGTGAGACAGAATGGGATGCGTTATACCCAGTTCTTACCTACCAAGGAATCTTGCATGTGCATGACCCACTAGGACGCCAAAAGTATGTGCGTTTTGTCGATAGAACATGGACTGAAGTGGGCGATATTAACAATCTCATTCGTAACGCTAAGGTTAATTACTACGAGGTTGAGGCTCCTTGATGTATCCCGTATCTGACGCTTTCTTATCGTCAGTTCGTAAGTCTCATATCAGCAATGTCAAGATTGAGATTTACGACATGGCTAACAATGAAATTATTAGTACGGCTCAACCAATCTCAGGTGAAGTCACTATTGACTCACGCAGAGACATCAGACGCCAATGTTCTATTGAGTTCATTGACAGAGACGGAACGCTGGTACCGACGAATAATCGCTCTTCCGTTCTCCTGCCATACAACCGTGAAATCAAAATTTATCGTGGTGTGCAGTTTGGAGATGGCACCGAAGAGTTAGTGCCGCTTGGGGTTTTTATTCTGACAACTGTAGAAGTTAGCGATTCGCCCGAGGGAGTTCGAATTACGGTACAAGGCTCAGATAGAAGCCTTCGAGTAATCCGAGCAAAATTTACGAGCCATGATTTTTATATCAATGACGCTACGGCAAAAGAAACAGCCATTGAGCAGATTCTCAAAGATAGATACCCAGCAGTCAAAACTATTTTTCCTGCTACGAATCAAGTAACAGACATCATTTATCCAACTATTGACCAATCATCAAACCCGTGGAAAGAAGCGCTCAAGATTGCTGAGTCCGCTGGAATGGATTTATATTTCGATGAAAACGGCACAGCCCGTATGCGTCCAATTCCTGACCCTGACAGCGGACTTCCTTTAGTTACTTATGAGGACAACACCGAATCTGTCCTTACCTCTTTGAGTCGCTCGCTCTCAAGTGATGAATCATTTAATCATGTCATTTATACAGGCGAGGGAACAAATCTATCTATCGGCGTGATTGGAGAGGCTAAGGATGAGAACCCAGCATCTCCAACTTATATTGAGACTTACGGTTCAGTTCCTCTTTTTAAGTCATCTCCGTTCATTTTGACAGAAGCCGAGGCAAAAGAGGCGGCTATCGCTGAACTTCGTAAAGTTATCGGAGCGCTGGAGAAAATCTCATGGGACCAAATTGTTAATCCAGCCCATGATGTTTATGACTTAGTAAAGATTACTCGCACCCCATCGGGAGTGGATGCCACTTTGATGCTTGATTCAATTACGATACCTTTGAGTCCACAAAACACAATGAACGCAATCGGCAGAAGTAGGAGATTCTGATGGACTTAAATTATTTAGTCAATCAAATAAAGGGTGATACAAACATTCCAACTCTGAGGCTTCGTCAGGCTTATGTAGTTGCGACGAGTAATAGCCCAAAAACTGTTGATATTCAAATAGCGGGAGATACAAATACCCTACCCTCAGTAAAATATATCCATAGTTATGCGCCACAGGTAGGGGACACAATTTTTGTCCTTACCAATGGCTCTGATATTTTATGCCTTGGAGATATAGCAACTTAGGTTCATAAACCATAGGTTAGAATTAACTCACCTACGATTAGGAGAAATAATGGACAAGAAATTACAGGCAATGCTTGCCTCATACGGACGCTCATTTTTAGCGGCTGTCACTACAGCATTTATGATTACAGGCGGAGACCTACTCGCACTTGACGGAGATTCACTCAAGGCAATTTTGGCGGCTGGACTCGCGGCGGTCCTTCCCGTTGCAATCAGAGCGGCTAACCCTAAAGACCCTGCATTTGGCAAGATTGCAGATGGAGTTACTGAAGCAGTTGTAGGCAAACTTACAAAAAAGGCGCCAGCAAAAAAGGCAACGGCTGAAAAGTAATGTCAGTTGAAACAGTCTTAGCATCAGCCAAAGCCGAGGTAGATGCGGGTTATCGCGAAGGCGCTAACAACGACACTAAGTTCGGCAAGTGGTTTGGTATGAACAACCAACCATGGTGCGCTATGTATGTTTCTTGGTGTTTCAAAGAGGCTGGACTATCAGACATCATCGCCGCTCAATCTAAAAAAGGTTTTGCTTCATGCGATGTTGGACTCAAGTGGTTCGCTAAAAAAGGTCAGGTAGTTCCTGTTGGTCAAGCAAAGGCTGGAGACATTGCGTTCTTTCAGTTCGATGATGATGCACAGGCAGACCATGTTGGAATTGTTTTGAAGAACGATGGCAAAGGAACTCTTTGGGTTTACGAAGGCAATACCAGCGGGGATACAAAAGGAAGTCAATCAAATGGTGATGGCGCTTTCCTTAAAAAGCGAGCGTATAAACTCATTATGGGAATTGCTCGTCCTGCTTATCCAGCAGTTGTGGTCGCCTCAAAGACTGCTGACGAAGCGCGAAAGAAAGCATAAGTATGGCTACCGAAGAAATCCAACCAACATTAGGGGAAGTAATGAGACGGCTTGACGACCTCACAATGGAAGTTAAGCAGATGAATCTCAATGTTGGTCAGACTTATCTTCGGAAAGATGTTTACGATGCAGATACCGAAAGATTCGCTCAAGCAATGACACACATAACTGACCGACTTGAAAAAATGGAATCACGCTCAGAGTGGGTTATTCGAACAGTCGGCGGTTTATTCATCATGTCAGTTGTCGGTGCTTCCATGTATGTTGGACAAATAATCGGCATCTGAGACTTGACATAACCAACAGGGGTTGTGTACCCTCTCGGATGAGAGGAGAACAACCATGTCAGATATACAACCAATTGATGATTTTGAAATCATCGAAGAACCACTCCGCGAGGCTTTTGTCGTCAATGACGATTCAAAGGCTGATTGGGTCATGCGTAAACTTGCAGCAGTACGCCGTAAGCAAGCCGAGAACAAAGCCATCCATGACCGCGAGGTAGCAAGAGTCACAGAATGGCTTGAGAAGGTCAATACAGACCTTGAAAGAGATGCAGAGTGGTTTGAGTCCAACCTCAAGCCTTACGCCTTCACAGAGCGCTGGAACGGGCGTAAATCGATAGTCCTACCTCACGGCACAATCAAAACCACCGCTGGTCGTTCCAAGATTGAAATTGAGAACGAATCAGAGTTTTTCGCGTGGGCTGAGGTAAGCCAACCTGAGTTGATTCGTATTAAAAAAGAAATCGACAAAAAGGTTCTAAACACTTTACTTACCGATACTGGTGATGTAATATCAACTCAAGGCGAAATTGTGCCATCGGTTCGAGTAATTCCAGCCGAGACTTCAGTTTCGTTCGTCATAGCAGATTGAGAGAGGAACTCATGACAGAAACAACAGCACTTCCAATCGCTCAAGCAATGAGCGCAATCATGAAGGAAGTTGGAGCCATCGCAAAGAAAGACAAGAATACTTCACAGGGATTTAATTTTCGTGGGATTGATTCAGTCGTCAATGCAGTATCTCCAGCACTTCAAAAATACGGCGTAATTGTTGTACCAACAGTTGATGATTACGAATACACAACAGTTGAAATTGGTCGCAATCGAACTGCCATGGGTCATGTCAAAGTAATCGTGACTTACACATTCATCGGTAGTTCAGGTGATTCAATCAAAGCCACGGTAGCAGGTGAGGCAATGGACTCAGGAGACAAGGCAACCGCTAAGGCGATGTCTGTTGCGTTTCGAACTGCGTTACTTCAAGCGCTATCCCTACCGACAGATGAGCCTGACCCTGATTCATCAAGTTACGAGCGTTCAAGTGCAAAGGATGTTTTGGCGCCAAGTGCAATCCTGACAAGTATTTCACAAGCGACAACCATTGACTCACTTGCTTCAATCGGTCAGTACATCACCACGAATAAAGATGGATATAACGCTGAGTTGCTTGAACAATTCCGTGTTAAGTTCAAGGAGCAACAGGCAAACCTAATCGTACCTAAATTGGAAGAGGACACCAATGAGACAACAACAG